AAGCCGAATGATTACCAATACGGACCTGTTGTTCGACAAAGGCCTACCGGCCAATCTGGATGCGGAGCGCTTCGTGCTCGGGTCCATCCTGATTCGGGACGCGGCTTATCTCCGGGCGGCGCCCGTCCTGCAACCGGAAGATTTCAGCCTCGAAAAACACCGCCGGATTTACGTCCGCATGGGAGAGCTTTCCGAGCGAGGCGTACGTATCGATCGCGTGACCCTAGCAGATGAACTGGATAAACACGGCCAGCTTCAGTCGGTCGATGGATTGGCGTACCTGGTCTCACTCGACCACGGATTGCCGGAGATCGTGAACCTGGATGCGTACGTGAACATTGTTCGTGACAAATCCACGCTGCGGAAAGCCATCTTCGCGCACCGCACCGCCATCGAGGAATGCCTCGCCGCGGCAGACCCGACCCCCGAAATCCTGAACCGGGCGGAACGCTCGATTGCGGCTCTTGCCACAGAAACGCGCGCTGTGAGTTTCCGAACACCGATGGAGGTGATCAACGAGGCTGGCGGGATCACTTCCCTCGTGCACTCGGACAGGCGGGGCTGGATCGAAACACCGTGGCCCGGTCTCAACCGGATGTTGGTTGGCCGGGGATTCATGCCCGGCCAGATGGTGGTGATCGGTGCCCGGCCGTCGAGGGGAAAGACGGCGCTCGGCTGCCAGATCGCGGATTACGCGGCGTCGCATGGAACCGGCGCGGCGGTTTTCACGCTCGAGATGCCGGCGAGAGACATTATGCTCCGCATGGCGGCAGCGCGGGCGCAGGTGGACAGCCTGAAGGTTACGCAGGGCTGGGCGAACCAACTCGAAATCAACGCGCTGAATGAAGCGTTCGCTGATCTCACGGATGAAGAACACTGCCGGTTGTGGATCGACGACACGACCGGCTGCACTGTGCCGGCGATGCGCGCGGCGCTCCGGCGGCTTGCGGCCCGGCATCCCATCAGCCTGGTAGTGATCGACTATCTCCAGCTTGTCGAAACGAGCGGTGGATCAGAACGGCGGTACGAGCAGGTAACCGAGATTTCGCGCGGCGTGAAGCGCTTGGCCCGTGAGTTCAACGCTCCCGTGGTGGTGCTCGCCCAATTGAATCGCGAAAGCGAAAAAGACGGCAACCGGAAGCCGCATCCGAGCCAGTTACGCGACTCCGGCTCAATCGAGCAGGATGCGGACGTGATTCTCATGCCGGCGCTGCAGGACGGCCAGGACGAACAAGGGGACGTGCTCGCGATTGATCTGATGATTATGAAACAGCGCAATGGACCGGCACCCGTCCGGGTGCCGCTGCAATTCCTGAAGCGGTACGCGAAATTCATCGAGGCTGGCTCGCAGACGGAGGCTCGCGTTGCTTAGACTCATCGCCTATGTGCGCCATCTCTCTCAGGAGGTGTCCGAATGAAGATCGAGATCCGCCCGCTGAGTGAAATCTTCCCGTACGAGACGAACGCGCGCAAGATCCCGCAGAGCGCCGTCGATAAGGTCGCGGCGTCCCTGCTCGAATATGGCTGGCAACAACCGATCGTGGTGGACAAGAAGAGCGTGATCGTGGTCGGCCACGTTCGTCGTTTGGCGGCGCTTCAGCTTGGCTGGACCGAGGCGCCGGTACACGTCGCCGACAAGCTGACACCCGCGCAGATTCGCGCCTACAGGCTTATGGATAATCGCTCGCACCTCGAAACGGCCTGGGACCTCGACATTCTCAAGATGGAAATCGATGAGTTAAAAGGGCTTGATTTTAACCTGGATCTGACGGGCTTTGATTCGCGCGAACTCGATAGCCTGCTGCGCTCGCCAAACGAGGCGGCAGACGACGCTCCGTCGCTGCCGGAGCTAGCCACGACGCGCCTGGATGATTTATGGCTGGTGGGAAAGCATCGGCTGCTATGCGGGAACGCAACCGACGCGGACGCAGTCGAGCGAGCCTGTGCGGGCCGCGCCATCGACGCGATATGGACTGATCCTCCTTACGGGGTAAATTACGTCGGCAAGACCCAGGATGCGTTGACGATCCAGGGCGATGCCGCCGAGGGCGTTGAGGCGCTGGTCCGCGACGCGTTGCGCGCGATCGAGCCGCATGTCATCTCCTGCGCGCCATTCTACATAGCGCACCCGGCCGGTCCGCTGTATCTCGCTTTCGGTAGGGCTGTGTATACGGCTGGCTGGAGGATTAGCCAGGGCCTAGTCTGGGTTAAGGATTCGATGGTCTTGGGCCATTCGGACTATCACTACAGCCATGAGCCCATCCTGTACGGTTTCGCGCCAGGTGAGGGCCGGCCAGGGCGCGGAAAGCACCGCGGTACGCGCTGGTACGGTGACCATTCTCAGACGACCGTTTTCAACATCGCTAGGCCGAAGCGAAGTAGCGAGCACCCAACCATGAAGCCTGTCGAATTGATTCAGCGATGCCTGACGAACAGCCTTAAGCGCGGCGGCCTATTGGCTGATCCGTTCTGCGGCTCGGGATCGACGTTGATCGCGGCGGATCTCAGCGAGCGGCACTTCGTCGGATTAGATATCGACCCGAGGTACTGCGACGTTGCAGTCATCCGCTGGCAGAACCTCACCGGCAAGAAGGCTACGCTCGAAGGTTCCGGCGCCACCTTCGAGCACGTCCGCGAAGGGCGCCGGCTCGAAGCCGAGGACGCCATCAAGGAGGAGATCCTGAGTGGCAAAAGCTAATGAAGAAACGCCGCCAGGCGGTGGAACCCGGCGGCGCGAAGCTGAGGCGATGATAAGCGGACTATTCGGTAATCCGGTAGCAGCGCTCTTTGTCGTTGTTGCGGAAGGACTCCACTTTGAGGCTCAGCTTCTTGACCAGCGTCCCGCTGACGAAGCCGCGAACGGTATGCGCCTGCCAGCCGGTTTCCTGCATGATCGCGGAGAGCGTGGCTCCTTGCTTCCGGCGCATCAGGTCCAAGACTTCAGCTTTCTTGCTGCCTTCTCGGGCGACGTTCGCCTCAGGGCGCGCCGTGTCGCGTCGGTTGGGCTTGGCTGGGGACTTGGTCCCCTTTCGCCGCCTGGGCGCGACGTGCGCCGCCGGTGGCGGAACGTCGGCCAAGAGGGTCTGTACCGCCTTCCAGATTCGAGCGACGGCCACCTTGCGGTTAGTGAACTTCTTAACGGGCTTCAGCCCATCGAACGGCGCGACCCCAGCGAAGCTGTTCCAGACTTCGACGGGGCGGCTAGCAGGCCAGGAGGCGGCCAGCTTCGCCAGTTCCTGGGAAGAGCTGAAGTGCTCGGCGTTGTTAATCTGCGCGGCCCTGGCTTCGTCGAGCGAAGCGAAGGCGGTGATGTTGTTGTTCGGATCGATCGTGAAAGTGCTCATAGCGACACCATTCATCGCTCTGTTTCAAGCAAAAGCCAAGGGCGCGACGGGAGTTTTTCCCGCCTATAAAAAGATGGCAGGCGGCCGCAGGAAATACGAACCGACAGACAAAGACCTACGTGTGGTCGAAACGATGGCAGGTTGCGGGATGCCGCAGGAAGCGATCTCGCGCGCGCTGGGAATCGACGGGAAGACTCTGCGGAAGCACTTCCGCAGGGAGCTTGACTCCTCGGCCGACAAAGCCGACGCTCAAGTGGCCGCAACGCTATTCAAGCTCGCGACCTCGGGCCACTGTCCCGCGGCGACGATGTTCTGGATGAAGTGCCGCCGCAGGTGGAGCGAAACCACCAGACTCGAACACTCGGGACCAGACGGCCGGGCGCTTGTTCCCATCGAGGCTGCGCGTGCACTGCTGGAGGGCGCTGCAGCCTCGCGGCCCGCCGAGGACCCGGATGAGAAGCCCATCACAAAGTGAGAATATCGACTTCCCTCACTGACCCCGTGCACTTTGCGAGCGATGTTCTCGGCTCAGGGTTATGGCGGCGCCAGCGGGACATTATGCGCGCAGTGGCGACGAAGCCTCTGGTCGCGGTCAAAGCCTGCCACGCGAGCGGAAAGACGTATCAGGCCGCGAGACTCGCCCTGTGGTGGTTGATACGCCATCCAGAGGGAAAAGTCATCAATACCGCTCCCGGCTGGCGTCAGGTCCGGCTGATGTGGGATGAAATCCGACTGGCACGAAGACAGTCCCGGATCGCGTTTCCCGAGCCGAGCGCGACCGAGCTTCGCATCACGGACGCCAATTATATCCAGGGCATCTCGACGAATGAAGCGGTGAAGTTCCAGGGAATCCACGGCCGCAATATTCTGATCATCGCGGACGAGGCGCCCGGAATCCGGGCGGACATCTGGGACGCCATCGAAGGCGTCCGCGCTGGCGGCGACGTTCATGTGCTTATGCTGGGCAACCCGGTCATCCCGAGCGGGTACTTCTTCAACGCGTTTGGCCGCGGCAGGACAATTTGGACCACGTTCACAATCAGCGCCTTTGATACGCCAAACCTAGCAGGGCTAACGCTTGATCAGCTTCTTGCGATGAGTGAGGAGGACCTGGCGCACCCGCCGGCACCGTATCTGGTGACACCCCGTTGGGTGAAAGAGCGGGCTGTGGCGTGGGGCCCGAAGCACCCAATGTTCCTCGCACGCGTGCTCGGTGAGTTCCCAAGCCAGTCTGCATATTCGGTCTTCAGCCTAGAGTTGATCGAGCGGGCGAAGCGCGATCCCACCCCGCAGGAAATCGAGAAACTGAAAAGCCTGCCGATTCAGGTTGGAATTGACGTGGCCGGACCTGGGGAAGACGAAACGGTCCTGGTTGCGCGCGCGGGCGGTGCAGTCCTCGAAATCCACGTATTCCCGGAGCACGATCCACGCGGACGGGTTGCCCAGGTGCTCTCCCGGCTTCAGCAAACCGGAAGGCTGCTCTATGTGGTCGTGGACGTAGTGGGCATCGGGTACAACTTTGCGTTGCACCTCGCGGACCTCGGCTTCCCGGTAGTTCAGTTTAATGCCGGCTTCCGTTCAATGGATACGGATCGGTTCGCGAACGCGAAGGCGGAGGCGTACTGGGGCCTCCGCGAATGGATGGAGCAGGGGCAGGTTTGCGGGCTGAATGACCTCGAAACCGAGGCTCAGCTTTCCTCGATCCTTTATCGGGCGACATCGTCCGGTCGAACGGAAATAGAAAGCAAGGAAGACGCGAGAAAGCGCGGTCAGTCTTCACCCGACCGTGCCGAGGCGCTAGTCATGGCGTTCTGCAAGATCGTCCCGCGCGAGCAGACGGTTTACTTCAGCGAGCGCGTCCAGATCTCGCCGTATTGAGCCGATGCTTGCGCGCCGGGCATACAAGCCGCAGCCAGCGGCGGCCGATAACGAGCGGCTCCACTTCAACGGGTCAGGTCCGTGCCACAGGACAGCTTGACTGCGCAACGCTCTTCGAGCCATGAATGTGTGGACTGCGGTAAACAGGACTGCGGTAAACAGCCATGCCAGTGGAATCGAAATTCTTGCGCCTTCGGACTCCGGTCACGATTGGTTCCCGCTTCGACGATTGGGAGGTTACGTGGCTCGGAGGCTGGACCCGCGACCGGCTCTCGTATCTGGTGATGGTCGTGCGCGTGCCACGCTGATGTTCTGATTTTCATCGCGCCGACTTTCCGGCCTGGCGTTTTGGTGTGGCTCCGATGAGCTGCCGCAGAAGATGGAACGGGTCGACGCCCAATACTCGCGCGACCTCCAGGAACTCGACGACATCCAAGCGCCGCTCGCCGCGCTCGAATTTCGAAACATATGATTGGCGACGGCTGAGCCTTTCAGCGAGAGCCGCCTGAGTGAGGCCGGCAGCCTCTCGGGCCTCTAACAGCAGCTCGCGGAATCGGGCGTATGTGGGCGTGAAGACGGACTTTGTCAAAGCAGCCGACCGGATAGCGGTGCCCAAACAGTTTGAAACCCAACTTGGACTAAACCCAAAACGGGTTTCTGCCGAACACAGTTTGGCGTCAGCGAATCCATTGAGAAACCTGGCCACCACGTCCTATCGATCTTCAAAACCGAAGGTAGACCTATGAAGTGCCCAGCCTGCGGATCTGATAATCTCGGTGCCGCCGCGAAATGCCATTGCGGCTTTTTGTTCGCCGCTGCCGGTTGTCCTAGATTTTGTACCCGCTGCGGCAAGCCAGTTAGTCCACGGTCACGGTTCTGTAGCACTTGCGGCTCCGCCGTTGTTCCGTCCAGAGTTCTGCCGTCTCGACCCTCTTCGCACGGTCAATCCACTCGCTCTAGCGGAAGTGCCCTCATCAAGAAGCTCCTTCTAGCTGCGGTTTCCTTGGTGGTTGTTCTGTTTTTGATTACGGCGGCGTATGAAATGACCCCCGCGGGAAAGACAGCCAGAGCGGCGAGAGAGAAGGAAGCAGCCGACAAGGCGACGTACGAGGCCAAACAGCGATATGAATATGCCGGGGCGATGACGGATTGGCGTTTAGCCGAGAAACTGAGCAAGTCAGGGGTTCCGTGGGAAGAGGCGAAACGGAGGGCGGCGATCCAGCCTTTAGCCGGCAAGCCTACAAATTCCGCTGCGCCACTTTATGTCCCGCCAGAACCGGCTGCGACCTCGTACCGTGCGGGCGACATCGGCGAAACGGTTACTGTACGCCATGGCACTGGCTTTTGGCCGTGTGGCTCGACCACAGAAGCTTTCAATGAGTTGATGAAATGGGCTGTGCAGGGTGACAACGGCGAAGTCAAGCGTACTCTAGTCAAGACTGGATCGATCGGTCTTGTTGGTGGGATGCACGTGAAGGTCATCGATGTAGGATTCGGAAAGCGAAAGGTACGCGTCCTAACCAACGATGCTGGCGAAACGACACTGACCGACGAACAGGGAGCATTCCCTGCCGATCCTCGCATCGGTCGTGAGTGCTGGGTAGTGTCTGAGGCGGTGATTCGTTAGGCCGAAGAACCGTGCATTGCTGGAGTGAATCTCCTGCAAATATCTTCGGCATTTCCAAAATGGCGGCCTTCGCGGTAGCTTGGCGGCGGCGCAATACCCAGCGGTTAAACCGCTGGCGAACCGATCGCGCAGCGCCGAGACGTTGTTCATGGCGTTCTGCAAGATCGTCCCTCGCGATCGGACAATAGTCTTCAGGCGAGCGGGTCCATATCTCGCCCAATTGAGCCGATGCTTGCGCGTCGGTATGCAAGTTACAGCCCGGCGGCGGCCGATAATGACTATTAACGGGATTCATCCTGTCGCTTCCCTTCCGGAGTCGGTGGGCTCCCCGTTCATCAAGGGCGACCTTGCGCCCGAACTGAGGGTGAGTGGCGGATGCTCGATCTCCCCAGGGCTGCCCTTCCCTATCGGCTATCCGTCCTCGCTTTCCTCAAGAACCGGACCGTGACTGTCCCCATTCCCAATACTGCCACGGCCAAAGCCGTGTATAAGATTTCGGGATGCTGCTCGCTCCAAGGCTTCGGGGGTGGGGGCTTCTCCCGATAAGAGGGGTTGCGCTCCTCGGCTCCCGCGGTAATCGTGGTTTCGGGACTGGGAGCTTCCCGCGCAAGCACATCGCGCAGATCGTATGTCGGTACATGCGCCTCGGCATTGCCATAGTACAGCCAGTAGGAGGCGTCGCCGACAGGTTTGAACTTCACGCGAGTCTGGATCACGCTGAGTGTGGCCGCTTTCACTGCCAGTGGCCGATCGTCGCGATTGTAAATGCGGAGGCGCAAATACTGGTGTTGGCTCTCCCGGAAATCGAGCTTCAGCGACTGCTCCTTAGCGAACCGGGACAACACAGCCATCCCCAACACGGACCAATCTTTTCCGTCCTGACTCGTCTCCACCGCCGCGGCCCGCTGAAACGCCGGCGTGTCCACGTCGAGCGAGAGTTCATCGTGCGGAATTCCAGGAACGCCAAGGTCCCATGTGTACACGGTGCTCTGCGTCTTTGGATCCTGCTGCGGGTCCGCCTTGAGCGAAGCCATTGCGTCGCGGACCGAAGGCTTGTTTTCCGCGGGAAATCGAGCGTTTTTCAATGCTTTTTCAAAGAGAATCAAGGCCCGGTTTTGGCGTTGACTTCAGGTCGTAAGAGAGCGCTCATGGTGACGTGATCGTTGCCCTTTACGCCCGCAGCACCTCGGATCAGAGCTGCGAAATGCAGTTACGTGAACTGCGCCTGTACCTGCCGATCCTGTTCGGAAATCCCTCCGGCTCAATAGTACAGTCGGCAGCGCGAACACAACCCCTTAGCCAGCAGAAACTTAGCGTGCGATAAACAGGTGATTTCCGAACGCCCTGAGGCGCGCCCGCTGCAGCGCGGGTGCGGTCGAAGACTAAGCGTTAAGGCTCGCTGCCGATCATCGTGTTCGCGTCGCGGAGGCGACCGATCTGGTCATCCCTGGCCTTTTTTAATGGCTGCCAAAATCAATGCTGGGAGCCCTCCTCAATCGCCGTTGTAGACGCCCGCACTCACTAAGCAACGAGCGGATCGCAAGGTAAGAACGCATGGCGGCGTCTTCACTGTTGTCGGTCCCATACGAACGGCTCGCAGCGAGCAAATCTGCTCTTACAGTTTCAGGGAAAGGATCATGTGGTACCTCGTCGGCCAACTCTTCGAGCAGAGCACCCAACAGCCGACGCAGAACTAGGCGAGAACCCTTGACTTCGCGCAAGATGGAGAGATGAAGTCCAGGCGCGAAGTTTGCTTTTGAACGATACTCAAACGTCCGTTGCGGATCGGGAGCGCTCATTTCGTAGACTCCACTTTGCACTCCTTCCGCAAGCAAATCATTCCAAGCCGTTGGCACCGCTTCTCCGCCAGCGGTCGCGAAAAACTCGTCGATTCGCCGGCCAACGATTTCGCTAGGGCGCAATCCGAACGCGTCAGCGGCTGCTTCGTTCACCTCGACAAACTGACGGTCGTCGTTCACCACGAAGATGACATCGGCAGCCGCCAGAGCCGCTTTCTCCAGAATCCTGCCGGGAACGACCGCGCTGTAGAAATCGGACACTCGCTGAGGTAGGTCACTGCATTTATGCTCCGCGATGTGTTTTTCAAATTCGTCCCAGGCCGCTTGAGATTTTGCACGAACGGTCTCAAGAGCTTCCCAAACATCTTGATTACGCGCGCCGGGTGAAGCCCTTAGCGACTCTAAGAGATCATTGAATTCCGTGATTAATCGGCTGTATTCATCGGCAAGATGAATCCGCTCGGCGCACTCTTCTCGATTCACGAGATCTCCTACAGAACCACGCTCGAAGGTCCCAGCGCAACACGCCCCATCCGGACGTGGTAAGGCGAATCCAGCATTCTGTTGGCCTGAGGAAACTCCCAGAACATGTACGGGCCGCCAATGCGCACTCGAAAGCACGGTGTCCCCATCGCTCCCGAATTCATTCTCCCGATGTTCCATCTTAACCGGTCGTATTGTGCGTTCCAATAGGTGGGCCGAGCTAAGGTTATTCGGTAGCTCACCGTAGGCACGCCTACGCGTCTACACTTAGTCCATGGAAAGAATAAGCGACCCTGGATATCCCAGCCGAGCCATTTATGCGGCGACTGAGCTGTCTTTTCGTTTTTTCAATGCCCGCTTGGATCAAGCGGTGGTTGCCTCCCCCTGGCAAGCAATGCTTTCCATACCCGCTGCCTGAGTTCTCTCAAATTGGGTTGCGTCGACTCCCAGCACCTGGTCGATTTGTTCTGGAGGTTGCCCTAGCGAACGTAGAATCGGGTGAGTGCCTCGGATTCTGCCGTAGTAAGGGTCGCGAGGAAGCGAAGGAGGATATCCGCCGCCCGCGCGTCGCGATCTTTGTCCGCCATGGTTCCCCCCCAATTTTATGGGTCGCTGCAGCAAGCTCGGCAGGTCCGCGACTCGCACCCCAAGTCTAATTCCGGCACATCATCAAGTCGCGCCTTTTTCAAGCCGAGCCAGCCTGGCAATGGGCCCGGAACCAGTATGCGGGCGTGGGAGAATTCGCTTTTTTCTTGGTACCGCTAACTCTTCTCGGTGTCACGGAGCGGTTAGTCTGGATACCAGTTGCGCTCTCGCCGCGCCGCACGGTCGTGGCCAGTCTCGCCGGATGGCTTCGGCCTCCTCAGGGCTAACAGCGCGCCAGCGATCAGTAAAGCGATGAGCAGCATAGGAGAGCCCACCGGGCCGACGCTTGGATAAGAACGTAGCCCGGTGCGCATTCGAGAGACACCCAACCCCACCCTTGGTTCGGAGGGTTAAGGATTTGGCTGATAGGTCAGTGGGGCCAGGGCGCGAAATCCCTCACGCGATTTTTGGAAATCTCAGCGCAGGATCCGGCGAAACTCGATCCGTCCCTTGTAGACCTTCGGCGGCTCGATCTCCGCGTCCTCCGGTCTGACCGGCTCCAAGGTTCATCAAACCCGAACTTCATCGCCCAGCGCGTCAGCAAACAGACATCAACCCCGCCTTGCGGCATGTGCGGTACGGCAGGTCGTACGCAGTCGTCCGCTTGACGCGCGCCTGGCGATCTCCGGAATCTTGATGCCGTTCGTCCGAAGCTCGATCACCTTCAATTCCTGGGGGCTGAATCCAGCAAGACAACGCTTGCGCTCCATGCCTCGAATCTCACAGCT